AATTTTCTTTTTCAAATATAGTAGCCATTAACTCGGACCCACAACCAATTCCTCATTGATGTACCCTTGCCTACGCCCTCTCTTATCCATCTCTTTCAATAAATCATTAGTCACTTTCGCTTCTGCTAGTTGTTGATTCGGAACCGAGTTAGGGGTTCCACCTACCCCTAACTCTTGTGACGCTGTTCTTCCTGTAAATGTGGAAGCGGAACTAAATCTTGTGGGATCTCCTACACCAAATAAAGATTTTGTTTGTGTTACGATATTACCAAATACATTTCCAACAACCCCAAGAGTACTAGCAATACGCCCAAAAGCTAATTCAACTTCTTTCATATTAAGAGCTACTCTCCATTGCTTCTGCAAATCATTAAACACTTTAACTCGGTCTGCTCTAGCAGAACTTTCAATCTTCTTTGATTCGTTTGCCCCCCCAAACATATTCTTAGCTTCTTCGTCACTCATTTTAGCAGGCATTGGAAAATCAACGTCCCCGACGGTTTCTAATGCCTTTGCCAATTTTTCAGCTTCTTCAGCATTACTAGAAAGAACTCCTAATAAAATAGCAGCAGAGGCCGCCACAACAGCAAAAGCAAGTATGACTGGATTACCTGATAAAGCTAAAATGGCTATGTTCAAACCGATAATAGCTTTCTGCATAAGAGCTAGAGCTAATAACATAGGACCGATTGCTGCAATTACAACTCCAATCGCAATAACCCATTTTCTGGTTGCGACATCCATCGATTTCCAAATTGAAATTCCTTGCTTTATTACTGTGATCATTACTTTAAGAATCGGTACAAGCCCTTTACCAATTTCTATACGAATAACAGTAAGCTGATTCCATAACATTTTCATTTGCGAAGTGAATGACTTAAGCTGTGCTGTTGCGACGTCTTTAGTAAATCCTGTAGCTGCTCTCTGCCCCTTTTCCCACTCTCGCATTGCATCGGACATACCAATCAAAGGCGTAATAGACTTTTGAGCAAGGGAAGCAAATCCCAGACCCTTTAGTTTTGCCTTAACTGCAGATTCTGATAGTCCTTCAAAACCCTCTTCTATATCTGCGATAATATCTATGAAGTTGCGATAATTTCCATCGGCGTCTGTTACATCAATTTCTAATGCCTTAAACGCTCCGGCATTCTCCATTGCAGCATCAGCCATCAACCTCGTAGCCCTACCAAACAAATTACCAGCCTCAGCCCCTTTCTTACCAGCACTGGCATAGGCGTTTAATACCGCCATGGTTGTATCTAACTCCATACCAAATCCACGAGAAGCTACAGCAGCATCTGATGTTAAAGATTCACTGAATTGTTGAACAGAAGCGTTGGCAGCGGTATTTGCTTTGACTAACTGATCACTTAACGCTATCATATTCCGCAAATTTGTATCGGGGTCTTTTGAAGACATCCCTAATGCGGTTTGAGCATCTGTCAACAAGTCAGTAGCAGTTGACATATCAAAGTTACCAGCAGTCGCAAAGTCTTGAACAGCTGATAAACTGTCCATAGATTGTTTGGCAGATAATCCAGCCGACGCTAAGAAGAAGTAGGATTGAGCTAGTTCAGTAGCAGATTGAACTCCTTTACCAGCCAAGTCCTGGGCTAGGGCTTCCATCTCGGTTCTCATGGTGCCCGTAAGCCCTACCATAATAGCCGTTGACTTAGTCATGGCATCATCGAAATCAGCAAAAGCTTTTACCGCAGCAGTACCTAAAGCTGCAAGGGGAACAGTAACCGCCAATGTCATTTGTTTACCAATTTTAGTAAACTTATCAGCGGTTCGTTGCAACAGTTGCTGAGCCTTCAACATCCCCTTTTCGAACTTGGTGACGTTGGCTGTTAGAACAGCTTCAAGAGTTGGGCCTATTTGTTTTTTCCCTGCCATCTTTATTTCTCTTGCTAAACCCTAATAAGACTCCAAAGAATTGTCTCGCCCCTGATTCTTTTCTTTGTTTGTTTTGAATTGCATCTGAACTCTTATCAACAAACGGAATCAGCATATCTGTCAACTTGAGAGATCTGGGATTCTTGATATTTCCCCTACGAATCTCTGCTGCTATCTGAGCTAGATAATAATCCTCCCTATGAAAATCGTTTGGCTCCTCTTTGAGATACTTTTTCCATTCAATGAATTCTGTTGACGTTGTCTTCTGCTGAACTTCTTGAAGGGGCAAGTGTAAGTGACTGGCTAACTGATACCAGAACTTACGCTCCCCCGTCAATCGTTTCCCACCTCGTCCTCGTCCTCATCACCGAGACTAGAAATGCTCTGACATGCATCGAACAAACCAGAGACAACCGAGGCGGGAAACTTTTGAATTTCCTGAACAGAAACACGAACATCGTCCATGGTATGAAGATGAAGATTTATCAACAGAGCTTGAAGACCGTCAAAGTTCTTCAGTCCTGCAGGCTTGCCTTTTTCGTATCGCATCTTTTCACTCATCTTAGACAAGTAGAAGTCACGATCTTTGCCAGACAATTCCCTCAAGACATACTCTGTTTTTTTATCTCCATTCTCAAGGACTACCGTTTCTTCCTTGCGTTTCAAATCAAATTGAAGCTTCATCTGAAAGGTCTCTCTTTCATTTTTGTTAAAGGTTTAAGGGGCAGAAGTATAAACAGGAGCTGCTTCTAATCCAGTGTCCACATCCTGATTGCTCGGTTCGATAGTGCAATCAGCAGTAGGTTGCTCACCTTCAACATTTGCACCCGGAGTGAACTCATCAAGCCATCCCCAGAAATCCCACACATCACCATTCGGGAATTTCAATCGAATGAACTTGTTAAGATTTATCCCTGCTACAATTTCATCCAGTACGCCTGGATCGTAAGCAGCTGTGAATGACGATTGAGCCAACGTCAACAACTTCTTGGAGTTTTGAGTTCTCCAAGTATCATTCCTCATAGTTGTCGTATCATTCGGACCACCTCCACTAATACCAGGAGGCGTAACTTCCTTTTCCCAGAACAAGCTAAAGTCAGAAGCCGAATCATCCGTATCAGCATCAGCCGCAATCTTATCCGCATAAAATCCAATGATGGTTGAAAAGCCATCGTCAATCCGACTAGACATAATAAATTCTCCTTAAGGGGTAGACAAACTAACAGTCATTTCGCCATTCAATGTAAAGTTTACCAGACGCGTATCTGGGTCCACCCCTAATGGAATAAGCGAAGATGTACGCATGAAATTGTGCACTAAAAAGTTATCGGCAACGACAACGACAACCGTATTCCTAATCGCATCCAAAGCATCCCGGACTTCAATTCCTTTTGACCAAGCCGTTGAATAATCCTTGCCCCGAACACGAATCTGGCAAGCTGGATGTTCAATACGTTCTCCATTAGACACTCGCCCATCTGCAACGACATCCAAATCATAAACGCAAGCAGCATTGTTTGGTTGATCAGGAAGATGACTAATGAACATTTGCCAATCACCAGTTCCAGGAACAACGCCTACACCCATATCGAGTAAGTATTGCTGAATGACTTTTGACGGGGGAATGAGTATCATAATTGAGCGGCCCCTGCTTCTATTTCACGTTCAATGAACCCAACCATTTCTTTTTGTTTTGTTTGAAGTGGTATCGCTAAATACCTTGCTGTCTTTCCTGGCTTATGATAATTCTCAAGCATCTCATGAACATAAATAGCATACGACTGTTGATAACCTACTCTTACTGCAATATCTCTACCCGTCCCTGATTTCCTTGTGTACGCCGAACCTTTAAGAGCCCCTGTATCAACTGGAACTATCTTTTGACTTTCACGTTGAATGAATGCTCCTGCTCTAATCAATCCTCGTGCCAATCTATCAGGATATTTCTTGGCTAAGGTTTTAAGAGATTGTTGAAACTCTTTCCCACCGATTAGTGTTAAACCTGCTTTGGCCATTACACTATTGCCAATCGTAAAGTTTGCGTTGCTCTTAAATTTGGTGTCTTGTCAAACTTCGCAATGCGATAGATACCGTCCGATGGATTTCCTGGTGGATGAGCTTCAGTGAATTGACCAATATTGACTCTCTCACGTCTTCGCCTACGAATTTGTCTGTCAGCTCTATTGTGAATACTGCTATGAGCAACACCTACTGCTAATGGAGGAACTGTCATGTCACCCAAGAATAACCAACCTCCCAATTCAACATCCTTCTCAACGTAAACTAATGCAT